CCGAGGTGAAGACGCCCGAGATCGAGTCGCCGGCCTGAATGGTCACGCCGGCAGGGAAGTTGGTGATGTTGGAAGTGACGGCACCGAGGATGGACGTGGCGACGGCATGGATCTCCATGTAGTTGCCGGTCACAGTGCCCGCGGAGGCGTCGATGTACCGGCCACCGTATTCGCCGGCCAGTTGGCGGTTTGATCCGACATTCATAGGGTGAACTTCTGACTACTGCGTTTTGTGCCACCGCTCCATCCAACCTGCAAGCGTGTAGCCCCGCAGCGCACTCGCACCTCGGGGTTATCCCGCTCAACCTCTTTCAAAAACTGGGAATCCTTCCAGCAGTCGTACCCATACTTGGTGCCCCAGGCATGGTAGAGAGTGGGATCGATCCGCATCCGCAGGCGACCGATGCCATCGACGGCGCGGACCTCGCGCTGCGAGTCCTGGGCGATGCGCTTCTGATCAATGCCGGCCTTGACCCAGTCCTTCTGGATGCCGGATTGGAACTCTTTGATGACGGCGCGGCGCAGTTCGCCGGGCATATCGTCGAGAGCGTTGGCGATGACGGAGGATGCGGAATTGTGGGCCATGAGAAAAGGAAAGAGGGGGAGGCCCGGGATGGACCTCCCCCGTTGAAACTAAGACTAGCTCGCGCCGTTGAAGAAGCCAAACCCGCTCGGGTTCTTCACCACGAGACCGGCAATGGCCTCGACGAGGCGGGCAGGGCCGCCGCCGGCGTCGGGCAGATCCTTGACCTGCGGCAGCTTGGCGTAGCGAACCTCGACCATGTCCATCGGGATCACGTAGCCCTTGAAGGCCTGGGCGGACAGGGCAGTGCTGTTCTTGCCACCGATGAAGGTGGTGGGGTGCAGGATCAAGCGACCGAAGTCGCCCTCGAAAACATCGATGGAAGACTTGAAGGTGTCGGAAGCCAGGTCCTGGTTGAAGGTGCGGACAGCGGTCTGCGTGTAGGTGTTAGTGGTTCCAGCGCCGTTGATAACAGCACCGCCACCAGCAGTGAGGTTGGTGAACGCACGCTTGAGCGTGGTGCCCAAGATGCAATCGTAGTCCCGGAAGGTGCCGGTGGCGCTGTAGATAGCGGTCAGCACGTTCTGGGCAGTCGCCTCGGTGAACGAAGCGGAGGCCGTGGTGTCGACAGCGCCGGAGGCAGGCAGGAACACCGATCCAGAAGCGCAAGCGCCGATGTTGGAGGCGTTGGTGCTGTTCAACCAGTTACCGAGCGAGCCGGTCAGGTACGGGTTGGTGCCGTTGTCAGCCTGGGCGGCTTGGTTAGTACACATAAATGTACTTTCCATATCGCGTTTAATTTCAACCAATTTTTTAGCTATGCCGTTAGCCAATTCATCGGTCACACCAGCGACGTCCTGAGTCTCGGCAATGAAACCGATGCGCAGGTCGCGGCGGAAGGCCTGGCCGTAGTTGTTCAAGCGGGTCCGGTTGACCACCGGGTTGGAGGCACTGGCAACGGTCACATCAGTGCCGTCGACAACGCCGGCAAGCACGGGAGCGCCGTAATTGTCGACCTGCCAACTGAACTGCATATTGCCGATGTCACGGCCCTTGGGGGCCATGGACACGAACGGGGTCGACTTGGCGTCGACGATGGCGATGTAGTCCGCCAGATCTTCACGAGCGGACGAGGTGGAAGCGAGCGGCACAGAGCCGCCCTGGTTGGGCTGAAGTAGGGGCATGGTTTAGAGCATCCTTTTGAGTACTTGGGCTAATTCGGTGGTTGTCCCGGACTTTCGGAACTGCGACTTGGCGTTGTCCAGGCCGACCTTGGCCGCATCCTTCTTTGCAGGGATTGCGGTGGGTCGACCGGGCTGACTGGGTGCCTTGGCCAGTGGGCGGGTGGCAGATGGCTTGCCCTTGGCGGACTCCTTCTCCAGGCGCAGCTTGCGCCCGGCAATGAAGTCACCGACCAGCACCTGGTACTCCGGCAGTGAGGCAATCTGCGGCAGTTGCCGCAGGACGGCCTGCGCCTCGGTGTACTCGGTAGCTGAACGGTCCTTCCACCATGGGTAGAGCGTCTCGGCGATGGGCTTGATCTGCTGGTAGTTCTGCAGGAAGCGGGCGCGGGTTGGTATGTGCAGGTCGATGGCGTCTTCTACACGCCGCTTGATCTGCTTCACGTCTTCCGCGCTGTACTCCTTGCCCTCCACCTCGCAGCCGTCGATGTTGTCCTCGCACCACCGTTTCAGATTCCGGGCCTTGCTCCACTCATCGTTGAGCTTCGACACTTCCCAGACATCGGCAAACGGGTCTGCAGCGGACTGCACCGCGGTCGGCCTGTCGTTGGTCTGCTCCAGCTTGGTCTTGGCGTCGTTGAGCTCCCGCTCGAGCGCCTCGGCCTTCTCCAGCGCCTCTTTCTTCTGGCGCGTGAGCTTGTCGATCCGCTTGCGGTAACCCAGCGATTCCTCGTCGCTGTTCTCTTCGGTCTCGGAAAGAACCTCCTGCTCAGGCGACTCGGCCTGGGCGTCCGTTTGTTCTGCGGTCGGCTCCGCATCCTCGGCCTGATCGTCCACGGAAGTGGCTTCCGGCTCCGGCACTTGTCGCTCGACGGCTGATGCCTTCTCTTCCTCCCCGCTGAATCGTGTCTTCAGTAGCTTCGCCAACGCCGATTCGTCGAACTGCATCGGGTTGATTGGGGGCTGTGCCGTGTTTTGGGCAGGTTTCGCTTCCTGTGTATTCGTCGGGATGTCCATGCTTTTAGACCCTGCAAGCCGGGTATGCTGCGCCAGGGTTGTTTAAGGCCAACCAAGAAGCCGTTGTTTGAGTGAGAGCCTAGAATTGACCGGAAGTCAATCCCCTCCCATTTCTTAACGCACTGATTTGTGCGATGAGATCCTTGATCGCGGCTGCCCGGCCTGAGTTGTAGGCACGGTCCTCCGCAGAAAGTGATGGGAGGAGGGCGTTGAGCACCTCGTCCCGCAGCGTGTCGTCGATGAGTTGGCCCATGGCCTTGAGCACCGGGTGCTCCTCGGACACGGAGAGGGCCTCCGAGAGTTGTTCGTCGGTCAGTTTCATTGGACTCCAAGGCGGCCGGTGATGGCGTTCTGCTGCTGTTGGACGCTGAACTGCAGGTTCTCAATGTACTTCTGCAGGTTGGCCTGAAAGAGCGAGTCCTGCTGGAGCTGGGCCTGATATTTCGGGTTGGATTGCAGGACCTGTTGGCTGAATTGCAGGCGCATGGGCGCGGTGGGGTCGTTCTCCCGGAGCTGGGGAGGATTACCGAGCGACATGAGCGCAATCTCGTCGTTGGTCTCGTTGAACATCTTCTGCGCGGCCGGTCCCTGCTGCATGACCAGCTCGCTGGCGAGGTTGGGGTCGATGGCCCGGAGGGCGACACTGATGAGCTTGGCACGGTCGATGACGCCGGCGGTGTCGAGGGGCAGGACGAGGGTACTGATGGCCTTGAGCTTCTCGGTCACGAGGTCGGTGGACAGCTCGCGGATGTCGAATTTGAGCATCACGTCGAAGTCCTGAATGTCGGGAGGCAGCGGGGTGGTAGAGGCTGTGATACGTTGGATCTCGGCGGGGCCGACGTACTGGAGCGTGAGGGATAGGACCTGGCGGAAGGCCTCGGTCCAGCCGTGCAGCCAGTTGTTGATCAGGCGCTGCTGGCGCATCTGGGTGATGACCGGTGGGACCTTCTCGGTCGGTCGGCCGAAGTAGCGGTCGGTCTGAGCCTCGATAGCCGCGATCAGTTGGAAGGCCACACCGGGCTCGCGGGCGGGCGGCGCCAGGAAGCCGATCTCGCCGCGGCGAAGGACAGGGATCTGGATGGCGGGGCCGATCTTGAGGTTGCCGCCGCGGGTTTTGGGGACCTCGATGGGCGGGAGCGTGGCGAGGGACGTGTAGTCGAAGATGGAGTCGCGCTGGGCCTTGACCTCGTGCTGCCAGGTGGAACAGACCTCGGGCACACCGCGGCTCTCGGTGATCTGGCGGTGGATGAGCTCGGAGCGCCAGATAACGAAAGGATACTGGCCGTGCGTGTAGTCCAACAGGTCGAAGTAGCCCCACTTGTCGCCGACCTGAGGGCTGAAGACGGTGTAGAACACGCCCGGGATACCGTCGGAGTCGATAGACTTTTGGTAGGCGTAGACCACTTCGATCAGGTTTTCGCGGTCGAGGATGGAGTTTTCAGCAAGGCCGACGGCTGCGTAGGTATAAGCCGAGTAATCGGAGAAACGGCCCATCGTGTTGATGGCTTCCTGCGCCCACTCGGCATCCCAGTCCTCGGTCTCGACCTTGTTGAGGAGTTGGGCCTCGGTCATGTAGTAGCGGCGGAAGACAACCCGGGCGGACTGGATATCGGTGGTCTCGGGCGGGAAGACCAGCTCGTCGTAGGGTGCCAGGGCAGCGACCATGGGCTTATTG